GGCTCGAACGTAGTGATGAGCACCATTCAAGCCGGGGATGTGCCGACCCTGAACCAGAACACGACGGGTTCGGCAGGATCAGTTGCTAACGCAGTGACGTTTACTTCTTCTGGTGGTGCTGGTGCAGGTACTACTTTCAATGGCTCTGCAGCTAGGACAGTTGACTACAGCACCGTGGGTGCGCCGAGTACGTCGGGTACCGGGGCAAGTGGAACGTGGGGTATCAGCATCAGCGGTAATGCTGCAACGGCGTCAAGCGCTACTACTGCAACAAATGTTACTAACGTAACCACGAACCAAGTATTGACCGCAATTGCTGCCGGATCTGCGGGAGCCGTTGGGACTTATGCATTTCTTGGGACCGGACAAGGCGGGCCAGACGGAGGGTCAAATTATACGGCCCGTAACTTTGGAGACACGCTGGCCGGGTCGGTATTGCGCCCAACGGGAACATGGAAAGGATCATCAGCCGGAACCAATGATGCTCCAGACAATAGCAATGGCGATGCATGGATTGGGTCACAGGACTCTGCGCGATCTGGGACATGGATGTGCATGGGCTACATTCGAGGGGCAACAGGCTGGGAAACGACCCTGTGGCTGAGAATTTCGTAAGGAATAAAAATGCAGCTTGAATATGCAAAAGACCCAAAATGGTCAAATCCGCAACATACCGCCATTGATTTGATTGTAAAGTTTGACGCAATCAATCGAGAGTTGCCGTTTACTGCCGATCCGAATGATGTTGAAGAGCACGGGCGACAGATTTATGCAAACTGCATCGCAGGGCAATATGGCAGCATTGCAGAATATATTCCTCCCGTTCCAGTTCCTCCGACTGCTCAAGAAAATAAAGTGGCTGCTATAGAAGCCTTGCAGCAGACAGATTGGGTTAATCAACCAGATGTTACTAATTTGGCTATTAATCCACATCTGATCAATCATGCTGCGTTTATATCGTATAGGGCAGCGCTTAGAGCCATAGCCGTAAATCCACAGCCCGGCAATTTGAGCTGGCCTGTGAAGCCCGATGAGCAGTGGAGTGCAGGTTAATTTTATTCAGGTGAACCATGCCACTTCAGAAAATTCTGTTCAAGCCGGGAGTTAACCGCGAAAACACGCGGTATACGACCGAAGGCGGATGGTACGAATGCGACAAGATTCGCTTTCGTCAAGGGAATCCAGAGACGCTGGGTGGATGGGTGCCGTACTCTTTAAACACGTTTCAAGGTGTGTGCCGTTCTTTAAACAATTGGGTAACGCTGAACAACGAGAACTTGGTTGGCGTCGGAACAAACCTGAAGTTCTATATCGAGAATGGTGGCGCGTACTACAACATCACGCCGATTCGTGAAACCGCAACGATTAACAACAATCCGTTTGCTTTGACCGCTTCTACGACGGTCACGGTTACGGATACTAGTCACGGTTGTTCAACCGGCGATTTTGTTACGTTCAGTGGAGCCGTTGATATTGGCAGTGGCGGCACGAACGTGACGGCAGCAGTGCTCAACCAAGAGTTCCAAGTCACAGTTGTCGATGTCAACACCTACACAATCACCATCTCGGTAACACCCAACGCTACAGCTATTGCCGGATCTCCGGGCGGTGGTTCTGCAGTAGTTGCCGCTTACCAGCTTAACGTCGGGCCTGCTCTGGCTGTCCCACTAACGGGCTGGGGTGCCGGGGCTTGGAACCAAACGGGCAGCACGTGGGGTAACACGACATCTACTACGCAGTTCGTACTGCGTCAGTGGAACCAACAAAACTACGGTGAGGATCTCGTGTTCGGCCCTCGTGGTGGCGGATTGTATTACTGGGATGCTACAGGCGGCGTGAGTACACGGGGCGTGCTGCTTAACTCTCTGGGCGGCACAGTTACTTTCACAACCGCAAGCCCGACCGTTGTGACGCTGACTAATTTATTGACCGAAGGTACTGCCGTTCAGTTCTCAGTCTCTTCTGGCGGCACGCTGCCAACCGGCATCAGCGCGGCCACCACTTACTATCTGTTCAACGTCCTTGGGTTGACGGCTAACCTAATTGATATCTCCGGCAATCTGATCAATGTGACTGGCGCTGGCAGCGGCACCTTTTCGATCTCCTTGCTGGTTGACGTGCCGACTGTACAGAATTACATTCTTGTGTCGGATACCAGCCGCTTTATCTTTGCGTTTGGTTGTAACGACTATGGCGCGGCGACTGCCGACCCCATGCTCATCCGCTGGTCAGATCAAGACAACGTGCGAGAGTGGACGCCAGACGCTACCAACCAAGCTGGTTCAATTCGCCTTTCCAGAGGTTCGGAGATCGTTACAGCGCTGCAAACACGCCAAGAAATTGTTGTGTTTACGGACTCAAGCGTTTATAGCGTGCAGTATCTTGGCCCGCCTGTGGTCTGGAGCACGCAGATCCTTGGCGATAATATCTCTATTGCTGGGCAGAACGCTGCGATTATCGCTTCAGGCGTTATTTACTGGATGGGCGTCGACAAGTTTTACGCCTATGACGGACGGGTCCAAACGCTGAACTGCGACGTGCGGCGGTATGTCTTTAGCGACTTCAATCTTGATCAGCGGGCACAAGTCTTTGCGGGTACCAATGAAGCTTTCAATGAGGTTTGGTGGCTATATTGCTCAGCCGATGCCTCCTATCCAGACCGCTACGTCATTTACAACTATCTGGAGCGTATCTGGTATTACGGCACGTTGAGTCGTTCAGCGTGGTTAGACTCCGGTTTGTCTGCATATCCTTATGCGACGACGTACGATTCATCGACGCAGACGGGCCGTTTGATTGCGCACGAAAACGGGATTAACGATAATACGGATGGTACGGCAGTTGCACTGAGTGCGAACATATCTTCTTCAGAGTTTGATATCAATGACGGGCACAACTTTGGGTTTGTCTGGCGTATCATTCCTGATATCACGTTCAACAACTCTACTAACTCGCCCACCAACCTTAGCCCTCGCGTCACCATGACCCTGAGAGCGCTCTACAACTCCGGTTCCGGGCAGATCGACTCGGCAAACGGGGTTGTGGCGCAGGGTGCCAACTATGTAATAACCGAAGAGTTTACCGGGCAGATCTTCACCCGCGTACGCGGACGGCAAATGATCTTTGAGATTTCTTCGAATCAGCTTAACACCTGCTGGCAGTTAGGCGCACCTCGAATCGATATCAAACCAGATGGACGCCGCTAAATGAACCTGTCCAAACTTCAATTTTCAGCCGCGCCTAACTTACCGCTGGCTCCTAGAGAGTGGAATGCGCAATACCAAGATCAGTTTGCCAATACGCTTCGCCTGTACTTCACGCAGTTAAGTAGCTTGTTACAGAATCTGGCCGGAACTAAAGGTGGCTATCACTTGAGTTTTCCTTTCGGAGCTTTTCACAGTAACGACACGCAGACTGCAGCTTCGACCACGACGGCTTATTCAGTTACGTTTGATACGACAGATTACTCAAACGGCGTAAAGCTTGTTGATACGACCAAATTTGTTGTAGATCGTACGGGCGTTTACAACTTTCAATTCAGTGCGCAGTTATCAAATGACGACAATCAGTCGCAAGATATTGATATGTGGTTTCGCAAAAATGGTGTCAACATTCCCGATTCAAACACGCGTTTTGGGATGCCCGCACATAAGTCGACTGGCAATCCGTCTTACGTGGTCGCGGCGTTAAATTTTATCGTGCAACTTAACGCCGGTGACTATCTGGAGCTTGTGTGGAGTTCTACCGACACGCAAACGTTGTTGCAGTATTCCGCAGCAGGCTCGTCGCCGACGCGTCCTGCAATCCCTTCTGTAATTGCGTCTATGACCTTTGTATCTGCTCCCTTAGAGTGATACGATTCTGTAAAAGGAGCATCTCATGGCTGGAATGGGTGTTGGTGAAGCCGCACTATTGAGCGCTGCGCTGGGCGGCGGCACAGCGGCCATGCAGGGCCGTGATCCTTTGAAAGGTGCCATACTGGGCGGGTTGGGTGGTGCCGCGTTTGGAGGATTGAGCAGTGCTTTGAGCGGCAGTATGCCGGGTGCGGCTGCGGCAGGAGCCGAGGCTGCGGGAGCAGCGGCGGGCAGTGTTCAACCTGCTTTGGCCGCCGGGCAGACCTACAGCGCTATGGGTAACGTCGTTCCGGCTACAGCGCCTTTGAACACGCTGGTTGATGCTGCGCCCGCTGCAAAACTGGGCTTTTTTGATAGCCCGACCGAATGGTGGAAAGGTCTGTCGCCTACGCAGAAGATGCTGTACGGGGGCGGAGCGGGTCTGGGTTTGATGGCCTTGACCAATCGTGGTTCCAGCATGCCGATGCAAGAGACGTATACCGGGCCGCTTTCTCGTTTTCGTTATGACCCCGATATTTTCCGTCCGTCTTTGCAGATGGCCGACGGTGGCATTGCCAGTTTAGGGCAGCAAAATATGTTGGTTGGTGGTGGTCCGCTTCGTACACCACCTTTGGGTAATGATGGTGGTCTAGATTGGCAGCGTCGGTCGGAAGCAGTAACGCGCATGCGTTCGGGTGGCGCGTCGGATCTGGGCGGCTATTCTGATGGCGGGCGCTTGCTGAAGGGTCCGGGCGATGGCATGTCCGACAATATTCCAGC